CGACTACAGGTGGAACATATAACGGAACTTTTGCGATTGCAACCGTACCTGCATCAACAACTTTCACAATCACAACTGCTCTAACAGCAGGTCAAGCATCACCTGCAGGAACTGTTTCCGTACCTGCTCAAACAACTGTAATTTCTCGAAGTGCTGGAACTATAGGTTTAGTTATTCGTAGTGCTAGCGGTCAGGCTGTCAATTTACAGGAATGGCAAGATTCTGCTGGTGGAACAGCAACATTAGTTTCTAATAGCGGTCAGATTGCTACAACACAAAGAATGACTGTTGGCGTTGCAACAATTTCAGCTGCTGGTCAATTAGCGGTTGTTGGAAGCAACGATAGAGTTCAGATGGCAGTTGTTGGTAATGCTACTCAAACGGGTAACTTACAAGAATGGCAGAACTCTGGTGGAACAGTTTTAGCAAGCATAAATAATGCTGGAGGAGTTTTTTCTCCAACATTTACAACAACAAACTCGTATTCTGTAATGGGCGAAGCTAACGGTGGTGGAAGTATTCGTTTTGCTAGAGCATCTGGAACTACTGCTGCACCTACAAATCAAGTTAGACTTCAAATTATTGCTGGAACTACAGGTTCTAAACTTGTTGCAGTTTCTCCAACTGGAGTTGCCTACACGATTTTAGATAATATTATTTAACAAGAAGAAAGAACATAATGTCTGAATTTGATGTGTCAAAAGAATACAAACTACAAACCCTAACTTCACGCTTGGAGCAGTTAAACCTTGAAGGCTGGCATAATGAAGAAGGAAGAACTGTTGCTGAAGCTATCGGCAATACTGAAGAAGTGGATCGTTGTAACGGAAATATTGCGATTATCAAATCTGCTATTGCTATTGTTCAAGCCCAGATTGATGTTTTAGCGTAAAACTTGTTTTGATAGAATTGCTTTATGACAGCAATCTATGTTGAACCTTTTTCCCCTAAACTTCGTGGCGATGTCTTTGGAGATCTATCGCCTTACCGTAATGGCAGACCTCACCGGGGGCAAGATTGGCATCCTGCAGAATTTTCACCTATCCACGCTATAACTGATGGAACAGTTTTTCTAAATGCTTGGTCTGATGTTCTCGGCTGGTTTGTTGTTCACTCTGCTAAAGATGGGATGTGGGTTTTGTACGCTCACCTCGCTAAACAGTCTGAACTAGATAAAGAAGATAAAGTTGTTGCCGGTAAGACTGTTATTGGGGCTGTTGGTGGCGGAAAGAATTCTAAGTCCGGTACAGCTTCAATCGGGGCGCATCTGCACTTATCTATAGGTAAAGCAAATAAGTCTTGGAGTAACCCGGATATTCACTTAGCCCCATATTCTGAACTTGTTGATCCACTAAAGCACATACTAGAAAATAAGGGGTAATTATGAGAAAAGTTGGAAACAGATTTAAAGCTATCTTTGGTGTTTTCTGGGAACTCGTTTGGCGTGGGTTTGGTATCTTCCTATTTATTTTGGGTGGATCTGCGGGTGTAGGTGCAGCGATTACAGGCGATTGGGTTAACGGTATTTTAGTTGCTTGGGGAACTCTGATGCTCACCCTTATAGCGGCTATAGGTTACGCTATTGCAACAACGGGTAGAGTCACTAGGCTTGATGTTGCTAAAGGTGCTAACGATGCTGTGCAGAAGACTAGGGAACAGTCTATTCACAAGAAATAGGTTTAGACCCGTTGAACAGGGTTATGGCTTGCAGTAGGCGTTTACAGCCTTTTTAGGGTTATAGTTCTGTTTCTTTACGAATCTTTTTACGCTGTTCCGGTGTCGATCCACCCCAAATACCAAAATCTTCGTACATGCCAACTTTTAGGCATTTAGCCATAACTGGGCAGCGAAAACATATTTCTTTTGCAGTCTGTTCAGCCATCTTAGAGTAGGCGATATCTTGCCCCCGAGATTTAGCTCTAAAGTCTTCGGGGAAGAAAATGTCTGGAACTTGCTGGCATTCAACTCCCCCATTATCTATTACTGCTTCGTTCAAATCGATTGTCAGGCGTTCCTGTGTCACTTTGTCGGTGGTCATGTTTATAGTTTACTTATGACAAATACGAAACTAAACGAAATCCTAGATAGAGCTTTGCCTCTAGGTAACTTTGAAAACAATTCACCTGAATGGCATGATCTTAGAAATCAGTCCGGAGTTATTTCGGGTTCAGAAATTGGGGCTATTCTCGGGTTATCCCCTTTTACTTCTGCTGTAACTCTTTGGGCGGAAAAAACTGGAAGGCTTCCTAGACAGGCTGTAGGTAATACTGCGATGCGGTTAGGGCAACTTGTTGAACCTGCTATACGAAAATTGTATGAGGAACAGCATCCGGATCATGAAGTGTATGAGGTTGGCACTTATGCGCATCTTGAGAATCAGTGGATGCACGCCAACCCGGATGGGGTTTGTTTTGATGCTGCAGGAAATCCTTATATCCTTGAAATAAAGCACACAGCGATCTATTGGGATTCAGTTCCGGAACATTATCGGGCGCAAGTCTTCTGGTATATGTATGTTTTTGATGTGAAGAAAACTATTTTTGCGGTAGTCAATGCCGGGCGATATAAAGAGTATGAAGTGCTTTGGGATGATTTTGAATGGGAGTCAATTCTTCAGGCGGTAAAAGTTTTTAGAAACAATGTTTTAGATAATGTGCAACCGGACTGGGATGGATCAGAATCAACTTATGAAACAACTAAAGCTTTATCGCCAGATATTGAAGCGAGATCTGAAGAGTTAGGTTCTCTAGGTGTTGAACTGTTTAATGCTCAAGATAAATTTGATGAAGCGGAAACTTTTCTTCGTGAAATGAAATCTAGAACAGTAGCAGCCTTGAATGGGGCTAAAACTGGAACAATCGATGGGGTAACTGTTTGCACGCTAAGTCATCGTTCTGGCGGTTTACCTTTTCTAACAATAAAGAAAGCAGGAAAAAAATAATGCCGAAACTAAAAGACATCTCTGGACTAAAAGTTGGGGATAAAGTTGCGATTGTAATAAACAGGACAGATCGTAAAGCAACAAGTATTGCTGGGATTTGCACAGGAATTATGAACTGGAGTGATGATCAAGTTGCGTTGCAAATTTTAGATTTGTCACAATGGATTTATCTTGAAGATAATTACACAGTTACTTGGGTGGCAAGCTAATGGCGCACTTTAACCCGGCAGATTATGAAACAGTTGCGGAAAGAATTGCACGCTTCTACAAAGACCATGCCGATGGACGGATTGTAACAAAAAACATTAGTCAGCAACACGATAGAGCTATCTCGACTTGGGTTGTTCAAGCATGGGTTTATCTCACCTCGGAAGATCAGGCAAGAGGATTACCTAAAGCGACAGGTCTTGCTTTTGAAATTGATGGTGCAGGTATGGCAAATAAAACTTCTGCCCTAGAAAATGCGGAAACCTCGGCAATAGGAAGATGCCTCGCTAATGCAGGATATTCGGGAGATAAGAGAGTCACTCGGGAAGAGATGAATAAAGTTAATCGAGGTGTAACCCCAAGTAAAAATTGGGTGGCTGCGATAGAGAACATAAACGATTTGGAAGGGCTTAGAAGTCTTTACAATGAGGCGAAACAAAATAAAGTTTCTAATGCTATTCTGGAATCAATTAAGGATAAGGCAGATGGAATTTCTAACGGCAGAGCAAGCAATAGTAATAAGTAATATCGCTGAACTAACTGAACTATGCCTTATTTTGAACAGTGAAGATCAGGTTATTACTCGAGCTAAACTTATAACACGGATCAATGAGCAAGGCATTAGGCTTAGAGATCTACTAGAGAACCCCTAGAAATAGGGGTTTTTTACTGTTATAAAGTTGTTACCTGAATTTCGCATATACATGCCTAAACCCCTGTCTTTTTGGTACATTTGCTACATCAACAAAAGTTGATAACAGGACAAATAAAGGACAAACGAAATGAAAACTACTAACAAGGCAATCGCAGAACTACTAGTCGCTTCAGGAATTGAAAAGGCAGTTTATAGAAACGCTAAGAAGCAGCTTCCAGAGAACCCGGGCTTTAGATTACAGACTTTCAAAAACGAATACACAAACCTACTTAGTATTTATGCGGCAACAACAAGCTGGGATCAAGAAGATCAACTAGAGATGGTTCTAAAAATGTCTTCAGTTCTATCAGATGCCGGGCTACAGTTTCAGGTTCGTGCCGATCACATTACAATTTCACGCTAAGAAAAGAAAAGGACAAAAAAATGACTAAAGCAACTTATGATTTGCAGCCGATGGATACTTTTAGGCACTTGAACGGAAAACTTTTTACAGTTGTAAAAGTTGATTGGGTTGCCGGAGATAATTATGTAGTTATCTGCCTAGATGCTAAGGATCAACTGAATCAGTTTCTATGCGATGTTCATACTTCTTTCGATATAGTAATGACTTACAGCAAGGCAGGTGCATAATGACTGAAGAAATCAATACAAAAGATAGATTTATTCATATTTTTCTTCTATCCGGTCGAATTCTTGTATTGCCTAACCCTAATTACAAAGGACAAAAATAAAATGACTATTTTAGAAACCGCAATCAAGGCACAAGAATCTTTAGTTCAACTTCGCAGCCTAGAAGTAACTGAAGCTTTAAACGCTAAAAGATACGCTAATAAATACAACAGCGTATTTTTGACACAGTTACGACAAAACTTGCAGGATGCTGAAGTTCGCTATTCGTTAGCTTGCTCGGATCTAATCAAACTTTATACTTTCGCTAATTCGCAAAAAGTAGATGCATAATGCCTAATGATGCTAATCAGCGTGAAACCGCATACATTTTTTGTAAACAATGCGGAATTATAGTTCCCTATATTTTTTGGTATAAAAGAAAATTTAGGAATCAACCTAAATGGGATCACTGCAAAGACTGTATCGCTACCCCTCGCAAGCTCGAGATTTGGATACATCCGCAACTAGGAAGACTTGAATGCCATCCTT